CGCACTGATCGGTATTGCGGGCCTTGGTCTGGAATACGAGGATGTCAACGCCAATGGCGCGGGTGTTCGTCAGTACATTGAAATGTTGCCCGCTGCGATTCATGCTGCGATCAACTTTAATGCCGTCAACGGTACTATCAACTTCATGTACCGCCAGAACAGCGATTTCGGCGCGTCTATCAACGACAACCCCGGTACCGTGCAATCCGATGCGCTCGACGCGGCCCGCGTTAATTACTACGGCGTAACGCAGACGGCTGGCACTAATATCGCGTTTTATCAGCGCGGCAATCTGTGCGGCGGTGCAACTGCGCCAGTCACGTCGACGGTGTTCGCGAACGAGCAGTGGTTCAAGGACATGTGCGGCGCGAACCTCATGAACCTGCAACTTGGTGTCGGGCAGATTCCGGCCAACAAGCGCGGGCAGATCATGTGCGAAAGCGTGCTGGAAGGCAATGAAGCAACCAGCCTGACGCCTGCAACTGGCATTCAGCTGGCGCTTGCCAACGGCACCATTCAGGCGAACGGTTTGCTGTCGTTGACGCAGCAAATCTACATCACGCAGCAAACGAACGATTCGACGGCATGGCAACAGGTCCAGACGAACGGATACTGGAAAGGTAGCAACATTACGTCGGCCGTCAACAATGGGGTGACTGAATATACGTTGAACTACACGATTATCTATGTGAAAGACAACGTTATCAACACCATCACCGGTTCTCACCAACTGATCTAAGCGGGCATGCGCGGTTCGCCGCGCATCTTGTCACAGTTACAAACTTTGGAGCAACAATCATGAATGGTGAAATTGGCGGGTTTGGTCTAGTCATCACGTTGCGGGCAACGACCACATACCCACTTGCGTTGCCTATCGAACAGTTCGCGGATGATGCAGACCCATTCGATTTTCCCGACATCAACATCGCAGAAGTAGCGATGGGCCTGAATGGCGACATGATTTCATGGTCAAAGGCCATCCCGTTGCCGTGCACACTGAGCGTCATCCCTGAATCCGATGACGACAACAACCTTGCGGTGTTGCTCGCCGCGAACCGTGTCGGCAAGAACAAGCAATCGGCGCTCGACCGCATCACGCTGGTCGGTCAGTATCCGTCCGGGGCAATCGTAACGCTCAGTACCGGCAAACTGCTTTCCGGTAGCATCAGCAACAGTATTTCGTCGGCTGGTCGTATGAAATCGAAGCAATACAAGTTCGCATTTCAGAACATCACAATCGCACGTGCGGGCCTGACCGGGTAACTATCCGGCCGGATGCGATAATAGATGGGCCGCTTCGCGCGGCCCTTTTCATTAACAGGAATCCCATCATGATTCAACCAAAACTATTCGAAGACGGCCCGACGTCGCACGGTGGTGCGTCGTTCATGCTGTCGAAGTTTCCCGCAACGGTCGGGCGTGAAATCATCATGCAATACCCGACCAGTGCGTTGCCGAAAGTAGGCGACTACAGCACCAACGAAGCGCTGATGCTCAAGATTATGTCGCATGTCGCGGTCGCGATTGACGGTCGCGAAACGCCGCTAACGTTGTCCACGCAAGCGCTGGTCGACAACCACGTCAAGAATGCAGAGGATTTGTTACGGCTGGAATGGGCGATGATGAATTACAACTTCGCTTTTTTCGGCAACGGAAAGCTATCCGGTATCCTAGACCGCGTGATGACGCAGGCCGTCGCATTGATTCAGAAAACGTTGACGGACTTATCGCCTGCGTTACAAGCGAAGCAGGACGGGGCGGCGCAACCCTGATAGAACTGCGTACCGTGTACACGCTCGAAGATGCGATGAACATGCTCGAAGTCATCATGGTACGCAGGGCTAACGAATATCTTTCCGCACAAGAAGCAGAGCGCAAAGCACAGCAACAAAGATAACGGAGCAACCAAACCGTGAATATTCTGGATACTTTCTTTTTCATGTTTGAGGCAGATGTCTCGAAGGTGAAAAAAGGCACTGAAGAAGGCGACGTATCACTGAAGAAGCTCAAAAAATCAGTGGATGACGTCGACCTGTCTGTCGACAAACTGGCATCGAACTTTGTGAATATGGCAAAGAATGCGGCTGGTGCGTTGGCGGGAGTACTCGCACTTGGCGCAATCAAGGCGCTGGTCAACGACACAGCAGCAGCAACCGCAGCAACCGCGTTGCAGGCCCGCGCAATGAACATGTCCGTTGAATCGATGTCGGCGTATCAGGCGGCGACAATTTCAATGGGCGGCACCGCTGACCAGGCAGCATCAACGCTTGGCAAGTTGCGCGATGGTTTCGTAGAAGTCGCACGGTTTGGTACCGTCGGTGTCAGTCCAATGACCATGGCATTTCAGCAATTGGGCGCATCGGCACAGGTGATGCGCGAATCGATCAAAGACCCGACGCTTGCATTGTCTGCTATCGCGGATAACTTCTCAAAGTTGAATCGTACACAACAAATTTTCCTTGGTCAGAAGTTGGGTCTTGACCAGGGAACCATCATGCTACTGGCACAGGGGCGTCGTGCGTTTGACGAACTGATTGCCAAAGAACGTGAGCTACATGCGGTAACGCAGGAACAGGCCGACGCGTCGCTCAAGTACACGATTGCTCAGAAGGAACTTAGCTTGTCGTTTGAAGGGGTCAAACGTAGTATCGCTCAAGAGCTACTACCGGCATTCACGTGGGTCGTGCAGGGTCTGGACAAAATGATTACGTGGATGTCTGAACACAAGGCCGTCGCAATCGCAACATTCGCCGCTATCGGGGCCGTCGTTGCCGCCGTGCTTGTTCCGCCGCTGGTTGTTGCCGCTGGTGCCTTGTGGGCGCTTATAGCGCCTGTATTGCTTGCTGCTGCGCCTTTTATCGCACTTGGGCTTGCAATTGGGCTTGTGGTTGATGACATTGAAAAGTTCCGCAACGGTCAGGAATCGTTGATTGGTGAAATTGTCTCGCGCTGGCCTATCATCGGTCGCATCGCGCGCAGCGTTGCTGAAATCGTGCAGATGTCATGGAAGCTCATCACCGACGCAATCAAGTGGGCGGCAAACGTGCTGCTCACGGAAGGTGTCACCGCGTGGAACAAGTACAAAGGTGCATTGCAACCTATCGTTGACCTGTTCGATAAGGGTGTTGGACTGGTTGAGAAATTCTGGCAATGGTTAGGCAAGCTCGCCAGCGTGGCAATGCCAGCGTGGCTCGACAAACTTGGCAACTGGCTGGCTAGCGAAACGGGTGGCAAGTATGACAATATCCAGGTCGGTAGCAGTGCGCCGCCATCAACACCAGCCGCGACCGCACGTCTTGGTAACACCGGTACGGGACGGCAGATTGCGACGTCGTTGCAGGGTATGGGGTGGACACGTGAGCAGGCGGCGGGCATTGCCGGTTCATTCATGCAGGAATCGGGCGGTAAGGCCGATGCGCTCAACTCATCATCAGGCGCATACGGTTTGGGTCAATGGCTTGGCTCGCGCCGCGCCGACTTCGAAAAATGGTCAGGTCATCCGCTCGAAGGATCAAGCCTTGACGAACAGTTGCGTTTCTTCAATTACGAAGTAACGCAAGGTAAAGAGCAATCGGCCGGCAAACGTCTGCGCGCTGCAACGACCGCAGAGGAAGCGGCCGATATTCATTCCAAGTATTACGAACGTCCCGGTTCGGCAGAAGCCAACAACGCCCGGCGTGAAGCATACGCAGCACAGATTTATGCCGGGCAGGCGCAGGTAAACGCGGCCGATAGCAGTCCGCTCGCGCAACCCGGTGCAGGCGGTGCAACAACTAACGTTGGTGGTGCAAGGACAACACAGGTCACCGTGGGTGACATCAATGTACACGCTGCTGACAACCCACAAGCCACCGCAAAGGCCGTGCAAGATGCATTGAAGCAACACATCAATAACGCCGTTGATCAGCATACTGACGGCATCGCGGGGTAACCATGGGTTTCACGAATATCGTTGGTAACGCGCAGGGCACATTAGGTGCAATTAACAACATTGCTCAGAGCGTGTTGTCGCTATTTGGTGTGGACGTCGTTGGTATTTATGACAACGACACGTTTGAGCAATTGTTCCAGACTGCGCGGCCGATGAAAGCGAACATCAACCGTTCCGCAAAGATCATGGAACATCCGATTGAAACCGGGTCGGTTGTGCAGGACTTCATGATTATCCAACCGGTCGACATCGAACTATCCATGGTGCTTGCCAGCGATGGCGAATACCAAGCCGTGTATCAGTCGATTAAAGGCTATTTTCTGAGCGGCACGCAAGTATCGATTCAGACTAAAGCCGATGTGTTTCCTGACATGTTGATTCAGGCGATGCCGCACGAAGAAAGCGCCGACATGTTTGACGCCATCCCGCTTGCCATCAAATTGCGACAAATCCAGATGGTCACGGTTCAGTATCAGGCGCTCACGGCCAGTAATGTGCAACAGCCACAAGACCAGTCAACTGTACAGACCGGCGCGCAGCAACCGCAACAATCGGCGCTGTATCAGATCGGTAGTTTTTTAGGGGGTATCTTCAATTGATGCCGATTAACTTGCAGGCGATTCCGAATCAGGAACCGACCTTTACCGCAGACGGCCAGCAATACGACATCCGAGTCTGGTTCGATGGCGACGACATGATGTTCATGGATGTCACCGTAAATGGTGCCGTGGTTGCATCATCGTGCCCGTGTCTCGTTGGTCAAATGGTCATCCCTTACGAATACCTCGAAGGTGATGGCGGCAATTTCTTCTGGACAACTGCCAGCGGCGGCAACCCGAATTATGAGAATTTTGGTGCGGGCGACGTGCTGCTATACGCGAGCAACGCAGAAATGGTAACGGGCCGCGCGACGATTGCCGCGAACGCGCAAACAATCACACTTGCATCCAATCAGGCGGCATGATGTTTGACGATCGTATCGTAAAGCTGGTATTCACATGGGGTACTGAAAGCGCCACGATTGATACGTCAATGGGTGACCCCAAAGAGCCGCCGCTGATCGTTGCGACCGGTAGCAAGTTCGTTGACGTGACGCAGAACGAATGCTCGATTCAAATCGCCAACCTGTCGCGGCAGTTGCGCAATTCGCTGGCAACGAACCTGACACCATTCGACTATAACCAGGTGCGCAAGTCTGTGCAGGTATGGGCGGGCCGCATCAGTACCGGCATGTTCTTGCGTTATCAGGGCGACATCGTTACGGCGGTGCCGTCACAACCGCCTGACATCATCATGAATATCCGGTCGCGCACCATGCAGTTTTACAAGAATGATCTTGTCGCGCAATCGTATGGCATCACTGCACCGCTATCGCAGATATCGCAGAACATCGCGAGTCAGATGGGGCTCAATCTGCAATTCGAAGCGACCGACCGCAACATCGCAAACTATGCGTACAACGGCAGCACCGCAGGGCAGGTAACAAAGCTTCAGTCACTTGGTGCAGTAGATGCGTATGTCGATGACAACACATTGGTGTGCAAGGATAAGGGCGTTGCGTTGACGAACACCGCATTCGTCTTGTCGCCTGATAGCGGAATGATTGGTCAGGTTGAATTGACCGAATATGGCATCCGTGTCAAATGCCTGTTATCGCCGGGCGTAAAGTTAGGTGGCATTCTGACGTTGCAGAGTGTGCAAAATCCGTCACTGAACGGCAATTACACTATCTATCGAACGGGCTTTGAAATCGCTACACGTGACGTTGCGTTTTACGACATCATCGAAGCAACGAAGTATCCACAAATGTTCTGGACTAACAGCCTGCCATCATGAACACACCACTTATACCCGATAAACCGCCATCCATTGATGGTGACCTTGGCGGCGCGCTATCGTACATTTTCCGCAAACTGATGATGAAAACGGACGGCCAGTTGCCTGCCCGTATTGTCAGTTATAACCGCGCCACAAACCGCGCGATGGTTCAACCACTTATCAGCATGATTAGCACCAGTGCGCAACGCGTTGGGCGCGCTCCTATCGCTGCCGTGCCGGTACTTGCTATCGGCGGCGGCGGTCTGTTCATCAACTTTCCGCTTGGCCCCGGTGATCTTGGATGGATTGAAGCGAGTGACCGCGACATTTCGCTATTCCTGCAAGGCGCGCAAATGTCATCCCCTAACGATGGTCGGATTCATTCGTTTGAGAACGGCCGGTTCATCCCCGACGTGTACGACCAATGGACGTTTACGCTCGATAGTGGAGCGATGGTCATCAGCACGCTTGACGGTTCAACGCGCATTGTCATGTCAGAAGGTAAAATTAACCTGATTGGTGCTGATATCCAGATCAACGGCACGACGGTTGAAATCAACGCGTCTTCGTCAATCAGCATCAACA